ACCCAGGACGTGCAGCAGCTCGCGGCGATCACCCAGACGCCGCCGCACTACCTGCTCGGCCAGATGGTCAACCTGGCGGCCGACGCGATCAAGGCCGCCGAGACGGGCCTGGTGTCCAAGTGCGGAGAGCGGGCGACGTACATCGGCGAGTCCTACGAGGACGTGATGCGGTGCGCGTTCACGCTGACCGGCGGGCCGGGCGCGACCGACACCAGCGCCGAGGTGGTCTGGGCGGACATGGAAACCCGGTCGGAGGGCCAGCGGGTTGACGCGCTGGTGAAGATGTCGACGCTCGGCGTGCCGCGCGACGTGCTGTGGCAGAAGTGGGGAGCGACGCCGCAGGAGATCGACGAGTGGAACGCTATGCTCGCGGCCAGTGCCGCCGAGACGGTGGAGCTGAACCCGGCGCTGCCGCGCGGCGTCAAGCCGGCCGCGTTCCAGCCGCCGACGACCGCGCCCGCGATCGACCCGAACGCACCCGCGCCGCCGGCGCAGTGACGCCTGAGAGGACCAGCCGATGACGACGCCAGCAGCGCCAGCGCCAGCGCCAGCGCCCAGCACAGCGCCGGCAGCGCCAGCGCCCAGCACAGCGCCAGCGCCCAGCACAGCGCCGGCAGCGCCAGCGCCCAGCACAGCGCCGGCCGATGCCAGCGCCGGCAGCGTAGCCAAGCTGGAGGCCACCCTCGCCGAGGTGCGGGGCGAGCTGAAAGACGCGAAGGCGGCGCTCGCGGCCGCGCAGCAGGCCTCGATGACCGACGCGGAAAAGGCGATCGCCACGGCGCGGGCCGAGGGGAAGGCCGAGGCGGCGAAGGAGGCGGCCGAGCGCCTCGCCGCGGCTGAGTTCCGGATCGCGGCCGCGGGGCGGCTGGCGAACCCGGAGGCGGCGCTGGCGGTCATCGACCTGGCGAAGCTGGTGCAGAAGAACGGCGAGCCGAACCGGCAGGCGATCGCCGCGCTGGTCGAGCAGCTCGCGCCGCAGCAGGCGCAGCAGGCCGGCGGGGGTCACGTGATCCCCGCCGGCCCGCGTAGCGTCCCTGCCCAGGCGGCCGGTAACGGGGACTGGCTGCGAAGCGTGCAGCGCGGTCCCCGGGGCCACCGCTAGGAGCTAGGCGCGGGCGACGCCCGTGCCGTGCACCGCGATGTCGTAGAACGACGGCGCGAGGTGCGGGTTGTCGTTGTCGATCGCGGCGACGAGCTGCCGCGCCGACAGGTGAGCGAGCGGGCACACCTGCACGTTGCGGTACTTGGCGACCTCGTTGAACGCGAACAGCGCGGTCAGGTCGTACCAGCCCGCGCCGGCCGCGCCGGCGAACGAGCCGGCCCCGCCCGCGAACTGCCAGGCGGCGTGCTGGTCGACGGTCACGTCGCACGTCGACAGGTCGACGTGCAGCGCGCCCAGCGCCGCGTGGCGCACGATCACGTCGCTGGTGCCGCTGGTGAACTCGCCGCGCGTGGCGGTCTGCTCGGCGTCGGTCCCCGCGGCGATCGCCACCGGCCCGGTCGCCTCAACGTCGTTGGCGGTCACCGCGCCGATGCCCGAGATCTGGATGCTGAACTGCTCGGCCTTGAGCGGGTGCACGACCGGCACGACCGGTAGCTGGGTGACGGTCGGCGTCGGCGTCGGGTGCCCGCCTGACGGCGAGGCCAGCGCCACGCTGGCCGGGATAGCCGCCAGCGCGACGACCAGGCCCGCCACCGCCGCGATCCGCGTCTTCCTCATGATGGAAACCTCCTCTTAGTGACCCCGCCCCGGCCAGCACAATAGCCGTAGCAAGTGACATCGCGCATCAGGTCGGCGCATACTGTCTGCGATGCCGGGCGGCGCGACGCCACCGGCAGCCGGTAGCCGAATCCGGGTGCTTCACGAGGCGCGATGCCGAGGCCGCCGGGGCGCGCGGCGCGATGCCCGTGCTCCGCAGGTGGCGCGTAAAGCGGCGTGACCAGTCGTTCTCTCGTCACGCTGAAAGCGGAGCGCCATGACCACGCCAATCGCGCCGTTGGACTTCTCGGGCGTCATCCCGATCGAGTTCAGCACCCAGATCATCCAAGAGGCCATCCAGCAGTCAGCCGTGCTGAAGCTGGCCAACCTCGTCCCCATGGGCACCAGCATCGCCGAGATGCCGGTCCCTACCTCGCTCCCGTCCGCTGGCTGGGTCAGCGTGGCCGGCGGCCGCAAGCCGTACACCTCGCTCGGCCTGGGCACCAAGACGCTGCACGCCGAGGAGGTCGCGGCCGTCACCGCGATCCCGGACGTCTACCTCGAAGACTCCACGATCAACCTGTGGGGCTGGGTACGCCCGCGCCTCGCCGAGGCCATCGCCATCGCGCTCGATGAGGCGATCCTGTTCGGCCACAACAACCCGGCGACGTTCCCGGCCGGCGGCGTGATCGACCCCGCGTTCTCCGTCGCGGTCGCGCCCGGCTACGACTCAGCCGACACCGTCAACAGCGCGATGAGCGCGGTCGAGGCGCAGGGCCTCAGCATCACCGGCGACTGCGCGGACCTGACCGTCAAGGGGATGCTCCGGGGGCTGCGCGACTCGATGGGCGCGCTGCTGCTCGGCTACGACCAGATCGACGGGCAGGACGTCCAGACGCTCTGGGGCCAGCCGATCGCCTACACGCCGTTCATAACCGGCAATACCAACTTCATCACCGGCGACTGGAACGCGCTGGTCGTCGGCGTCCGGCAGGACATCCGCTACCTGATGGACCCGAGCGCCGTCATCGCCGACGACACCGGCGCCGTGGTGATCTCCGGGTTCCAGGACAACACCACGCCGCTCAAGGTGTGGGCGCGGTTCGCCGCCGTGATCATCAACCCGGTGACCCGCCTCGCCCCGAACGGCGCGAAGCCGTTCGCGCAGACCAAGCTCGCCGGATGGGTTCCGCCCGCCGGCAGCCTCGCGGCCGGCGGCCAGTCGTCCGCCAAGTCGACGGCCAAGACCGCCTGACCGTGACGACCCCGGCCATCCCGTGGCAGGCGTGGGCTCCACCGCTGGACCCCCCCGTCGACGGCGGCCTGCCCGAGGACCAGGCCGAGGCGATCGCGGACGAGTGGTGGGACGCCGACCCGCACCTGTGCGCGGCGCTGCAGTGGGAGGCGTACGCGGCGACGCTGCCCGCCTCCGCGCCGGTCGCGCAGGTGTCGACGGGCGCGCAGTCGGTCAGCTACAGCCCGCCGGTCCCGGGCGGCGACTACGGCGCGGCGATGGCCCGCGCCGCGTGGCACCGCTCGTTCGTGATCGGCGGCCTGGTGTCGGTCCCGCTGCACGCGGCCGAGCCGCGCCGGTTCGGGATGGGCGCGGCGTGGTGGAACTGGTGGGAGGTGGATCCGCAGTGACCGGCCTGCTGCTGGGCACCGACACGGTCGCGCTGTACCCGCCGGCCGGCAGCGCCGACGAGCACGGCTGGGCGCTGCCCGGCCCTGACCCGTACTGGACGGGCACCGGGAACATGCAGCTGACCCCCGGCCCGTCCGACCCGCAGGCCGCGCAGGGCGGCGGCCACGGCCCTTACGCGCCGGCGGCCGCGCTGCAGGGACAGCTCTACCTCCCGCCCGACTGCCCGCTCCAAGAGGGCTCGGCGGCGCTGGTCCGGGGCGCGTGGTTCACGGTCGCGCGCGCCCGCCTGGTGACCGACCCGACCGCGCCGCCCGGCGAGGGCGCGTCGTGCTGGGTCGCGGCCGTGGGCGGCACGGCCGGATGGGAGGCCGGCAGTGGAGGATAGCGCGACGTTCACCGAGACGCACCCGCTCGCGCCGCTGCAGGCGGTCGACCCGAACATCTACCTCATCGCGTTCGAGCTCGCGGAGAAGGCCCGCGCCGAGAGCCCGCGCCACACCGGCAACCTGGCCGACGGCTACCACTACGTGCGGCTCGACATCGCGAAGTACGCGGTCCGCAACGACGTTCCCTACTGGCGGTTCGTGGAGTTCGGCTTCAACCGGCCGGGCGGCGAGCCCCAGCAGGCGCGCCCGGTGTTCGGCCGGGCGCTGCACGACGCCCGGGTGCGGTGGGGAGCGCTGACGTGACCTACCCGCTGATCGCCCAGCCCGACCTGGAAAAGCTCGTGGTGGAGCAGCTCGCGCCGCTGGCCGGCGTGACCTGCTTCGCGTACTCCTCCGCGCAGCTCGACCTCATGGGCTGGGTCTGGTCCTACATGATCCAGGTCGACGCGCGCGCCGGGCGCAAGGCGGCCGCCCGCGACCTCGCCGAGCAGGCCCGCCAGGTGATGGCCGGCCTGACCGCCGTGCCCTGGGCGGACGGCACGGTCAACTACACCCGCGCCGAGACCGGCCCCTTCTGGAACCCCGACCCGGACGGCGGGCCGCGCTACACGGCCCGCTACGAGGTGCGGGCGCACCCCTCGCGCGACGCCTGGCAGGCCGCGCCACCACAAGCCCCGGCGCTCGCGAATGCCGCGCCGGCCAATCCCGAACGAAGGGACAGCAGGCCATGACGACCCCCGTCTACGACATGGACCCGACCGAGGTACAAGTTGGTACCAGCAACGGCCCCGGTCTCTACGTCGCGCCGGTCGGAAGCACGCCCCCCGCCGACACCAGCTCGGCGTGGGCTGACCCGTGGGCGATCCTCGGCTACATCAGCGACGACGGCCCGACCGTGGGCAGCAGCACCACCACGCAGGACATCAAGCCGTGGCAGAGCCGGTCACCGATCCGGACCGTGATCACCGAGCGCACGATGACCGTGAAGTTCATCCTCTGGCAGCTCAACCCCCAGACGCTCGCGATGTACTTCGACACCGACGTGCCGACCGCCGCCGCTGACGGGTCGTTCGCGACCTCGGTCCGCACCGACACCGACCAGCACCTCTACATGATCGGGGTCGACACCGCCGACGGCGGCCGGGCGATGCGCGTCATCTTCCACCGGGCGTCGCTGTCGGACGCGGCCGACATGCAGATCCAGTCCGGCGCGGCCGTCCCGCTCGAGGTGACGCTGACCGCGCTGGACGACGCGGGCGTCCTCGCCGACGTGCTCGTCGGCCCGTCCGTCGCGCCCGGCACCGCCGACGCGGCGCCCAAGCAGCAGCCCGCGGCCCGGCCGGCCGCCGAACTCGCCTCGGCGAAGGCGTGACGGCGGCCAAGCCGGTCGAGGTTGACCTCTACGACCTCAGCGAGGCGGCCAACGCCGCGCTGGCCGAGGCGATGGAGCGACCCTTCCGGTTCACCTACAAGGGCATCGTGTACGAGCTGCCCAACCAGAAGCTCTGGCCGCTGTCGGCGATGGACGACATGGGCGGCGACATCGGCGAGTTCCTCACCGCGATCGGCGCGAAGCCGGACGTCTACGAGGGCCTGTCGAACGCCGGGCTCGTCGTCGGCGAGCTGCAGCTCCTGATCGAGGCGGCGGCCAAGGCGGCCGGGGTTGGGAACCTCCCAAACTCCAAGCCGCCAGTGCGGCGCGGTTCGACCCGGACGTAGAGGCGGCGATGCTGGCCGCGTACGGGGTCGACGTGCTCGACCCCGGTACGTCGCTGCGCCGCATCCACGTGCTGCTGGAACGGCTGCCTCCCCATGCCCGGCGCGGCGGGGAGCAGTGGTCAACCGAGGCCGAGCTGCTGGCCACCATCATCGACGCGCTGCAGACGCTGACCTGGGTCACGGTGCGCGGGCACGGCGCGAACGCGCCACGGCCCAAGCCGGTCACCCGGCCGCCCGCGCGCAGGCGGCCGCGGCGGGCCGCCGCCCCCAGGCCGCGCCGCGCGCTCGGCCAGGTGCAGGACGACGGCGACGAGCCCACCCAGAGCTGGGCAGACGCCATCGAGGCGATCGCGGCGACTGACGGAGTGCGGGTGAGGCATGGCTGAGTACAGCTACGCGGGCCTGTCGGTCGTCGTCAAGGCGGTCACCGACCCGATGACCGCCTCCATCAAGGCGGCCGCGCTCAAGGCGGGCAACGACGCCGCCGCGACCCTGCAGAAGACGATCTCGGCCGGCATCAGGACCGGGATGCGCGCGGGCTGGACCGACGCCCAGGCGCGCAGCGCCGCGAAGGCGGCCGGGAAGGCGGCGGCGACCGCGTTCGGCGACGCGCTGCTCGCGGGCATGAAGGCGGCCGGCGTGAAGGCGGCGGCCGGGTTCGAGGAAACGGTAACGGCCGGCACCCGCGCGGGAGCCAAGCGCGCCGCGAAGGCGGGCGCGCAGTCGTTCGAGGAGACCTTCACGCCCGGTGCGGCGGCGGCCGGCAAGGCGGCCGGGACGGCGCTGGCGACGACGTTCTCAGGGACCGTGGTCTCGGCGGCGTCGGCGGCCGGGGTCGCGGCGGCCAGGGCGTTCGAGGGCGGGTTCGGGTCGCGGATGAAGGCGATCGGCGCGGCCGAGGCGTGGACCTGGCGGGCCGAGTTCATCCCGAACATGACCAAGTACGGCGGGCAGGCCGCGATCGCGGCGGCCGAGCAGTTCGACGCGGTGATGGGGCCGCGCATGAAGGCGATCGGCGCGGCCGAGGCGTGGACCTGGCGCGCTGAGGTCATCCCGAACATGACCAAGGCGGGCACGGCCGTCGCGTCCTCGACGGCGCTCGCGATCGAGTCCGGGCTCACCCCCAAGATGAGCCGGATCGGCACGCTGGCCTCCAAGGCGATGAACAGCAACCTCGTGACGAACATGCGGATCGCCGGGGGCAACGCGGCCGCGAGCTTCACCTACGCGATGGAAAGCTCCATCAAGCCGGCCATGTCCAAGGTCAGCGCGTCGGTCAAGACGGGCATGGGCACCATCGCCAGCTCGGCGGGCGGCGCGGTGAAGGCGGTCGGGCTGGTCGCCGGGGCGCTCGGCGGCGGTTTCCTCGCCTACGCGATCAAGGCGGGCGTGGAGTACAACGTCCTCTACCAGAAGTCGATCAAGGCGTTCCAGACCATCCTCGGCAGCCAGGCGGCCGCCAACCAGATGATGGCGAACCTGACGGCGTTCGCGAAGACCAGCCCGTTCCCCCGGCAGACGTTCATCGCCGCGACCCAGCAGATGCTCGGCTTCGGGGTCGCCGCCAAGGACATCATCCCGACGCTGAGCGCGGTGCAGGACGCCGTGGCGGCGGTCGGCGGGAACGCGTCCGACATCAGCGGCGTCGTGGCGGTCCTCGCCAAGGTCGACTCGCAGGGCAAGTTCACCGCCCGGACCCTGAACGAGATGGGCACGCGCGGCATCGACGCCGCCGCCCTGATCGGCAAGGGCATGAACCTGACCTCGGCCCAGGTCCGCAAGGCGATCACCAAGGACACGCTCAACACCCAGGCCGCGATGACGGCGCTAGTCACCCAGATGCAGATCAAGTACGCCGGGGCGGCCAACGGGCTCAAGTCGACCTGGGTCGGGGCCAAGCAGTCGATCCAGGCCGCGATGCGGGACATCGGCTCCGCGATCGTCGCGCCGTTCATCAGCCCGACCGGCGGCGGCCTCGCGATCCAGTGGGCGAACAAGCTCGGCAAAGTGCTGTGGGCGATCGAGCCGGCCGTCAAGCCGCTGGCCGACGCGCTGATGCAGTCGCTGGCCCCCGCGATCAACGCGGTCAACAAGGCGATCAACTGGCTGCTCGACCAGACCGACAAGCTCGCGGGCGCCAACCTGACCAAGGCCACCGACGCGGTGAAGAAGTTCGGCGCGGCCGGGCTCGCCGCGTCCATCGGGCTGAGCGCGCTCACCGCCGGGAAGCTGGTCTCCGGGATCCCCATCCTCGGCGACGTGGTAACCGGGCTGGTCGGCCCGTTCAAGGCGGTCGCGACGGCCATGCTCGACCTGACCGACCCGTTCGCCTGGATCCTCGACGCGATCATCCTGATCGTCGCCTCCAGCGCCAAGCTGCGCGACGCGCTGACCGCGTTCGGGCGGGCCGCGATCTCGGCCGCCATGCCCGCCGTGCACCAGCTCGTCGCCGGGTTCAAGGAGGTATGGCCGTCCATCCGGCAGGTCGCGGGCATCATCGGCGACGGCCTCGCCCCGGTGGTCGACCACCTGACCAAGCTGCTCAAGCCGCTGGGGACCATCCTCGCCGTCGTGATCGACGTGCTGTTCAAGGTGTTCCTCCTCGACCTGAAGCTGATGATGCCCGTACTGCGGATCGCGTTCCGCGTCATCGGCGACGTGCTCGACGGGCTGCTCGACCCGCTGATCGGCCTCGCCACCGGCCTCGCCTGGGTCTACACCAAGATCGGGTGGTTCGCCGACAACACGGTCAAGGCGCTCAAGACCACGGCCCGCGTGCTGGAAGGCATCTGGCGGCCGTTCCAGGCCGAGACCGTGCGGGTGTGGGACGCGGTCGCGTCCGCGTTCGCCGCGGCGTGGCGGGTGATCTCCGGGGTGGTCTCCACCGCCTGGGGCGTGATCACGACGATCTTCAGGGTCGCGTTCGCGGTCATCGAGTCGATCGTCCTGATCTGGCTCGTGCTGGTGCGCGCGGTGTTCCTGGTCGAGTTCATCATCTGGCGGAAGATCTTCACCACGTTCTGGGGCTGGGTCGGTCCCTACGTGATGGGCGCGCTCCGGATCCTGGTCGCCGTGGTGAAGGTGATCCTCGCGCCGTTCGTGCTGCTGTTCAAGGTCGCGTGGGACGCGATCAAGCTGTACGCGCAGGCCGTGATCTGGTTCTACACCAGCGCCCTGCCGGCCGCGTGGCACTGGGTCGCCTCGGTCACCGCGAAGGCGTGGCACGCCATCTTCGGCCCGATCAAGACCGCGTGGGACGACGTTAAGACGTGGACCGGCGACGCGCTGAGCTGGGTCAGCTCGACCGTGTCCAAGGTCTGGGGATTCATCGCGTCGACCACCGCGACCATGTGGGACCAGATCACCGCGCCGCTCAAGGCGTTCTGGTCGGTCATCAAGAAGCCGATCACCGACGCCCTGAACTGGCTCGGCGGGCTGTTCGCCAGCGCGTGGGCGGGCCTGGTCAAGGCGGCCGAGTCGGTCGGCGGCGACGTGCTCCGCGTGCTCAAGGCCGGGTTCGAGGCGGCCTGGGCGCACATCGGCGACTGGATCAAGGCCGAGATCGTGGACCCGATCGTGAACGGGGTCAAGAAGTTCTTCGGCATCGGCGGCACCAGCGGCGCCAGCAGCTCCTCGAGCGGGAAGTCCGGACCCGCGCCGGCCGGGTTCGCGGCCGGCCCCCAGGGAGGCGGCGGCACCGGCGGCGGCGGCGCGAGCCCCGGCGCGGGCCTGCTGGCCAGCGCGTGGGGCGACGTCGGCGGGATGATGCAGGGCCTCGTGCACGACGTCGTGGACACCAGCCCGCTCGACGTCGCGAAGACGGTGTTCGGGTCGGTCGAGAAGGCGCTGGCCTACATCGTCGTCAAGGGCATCGTCGCGGTCGAGAACCTGGGCAAGGCCGGCCTGAACGCGCTGGAGTCGATCCCCGGCGTGACCTCGGTGATGCACTTCCTGTCCGGCCTGTGGTCCGGGGCGGTCAACGTCGGCAAGAGCCTGCTCGGCATCGGCAGCGGCCGGGGCGTCGGCGGGCTGGCCGCCGAGGCGATGGCGTTCAACGGGCACCAGTACGTGTGGGGCGGCGGCGCGAACAGCAGGACCGGGTTCGACTGCAGCTCGTTCGTCAACATGCTGGCCGGGTCGGAGGGCCTGCCGATCCCCGGCGGGTTCCGCGCGCCGAGCGACCAGCACGGGCCGGTCACCGGCAACTGGCTGACGTTCGGGGCGCTGAAGACGATCCCCTACAACTCGATGCTGCCGGGCGACATCTACGTCAACAACGAGCACATGGGGATCGTCACCGGGCTGGGCACCGGGTTCGCCGCCCGCTCCACCGACACCGGCACCGGCCCGCAGACCGTACCGCGGGGCCTCTACACGATCCGCCGGTTCCCCGGCGGCGGCGGCACGGGCGGCGTGTCGAACGCGAGCCTGCTCGCGCAGGCGCTCGGCGGCCTGCTGTCGCAGAAGCTCGGCGAGCAGCCGGTCATCGCGACCAGCAACACCGCGAACCTGCTGACGGTCGCGCGGTACATGGCGACCAACGGGTGGAGCCTGCCCGGCGCGGCCGGGGTCGCGGGCAACGTGTTCCGCGAGTCGGGCGGCGACCCCCTCGCCTACGGCACCGGCGGCCGGGGGCTGATCGGCTGGACCCCGCCGAGCACCCTGCCCAACGCGGCGTTCGTCGTGGGTAACCCGTCGCTGTCGCTGACGAACCAGCTCCCGCTCGTGGACACCTTCTTTGTCAACTCCATGGGCGGCAAGTACTGGCGTCTCGCCAACGCCCAGACCGACCCGGCCAAGGCCGCGCTGATCATCATGAACGAGGGGGAGCGCCCGGCCGGCAGCAGCGCGGCCAACCCGCTGTTCGGCGGGTCGGGCACCTCGGGCGCGTCGCAGCGCGAGGCGATGGCGCGGAGCATCTTCGACGAGCTGCGCAAGAGCGCGACGGTCAAGATGGCCAGCGGCGGCACCATCCGCGAGCCGGTCGCGGGCATCGGCGCGTCCGGGCTGACGTACCTGCTCGGCGAGGCCGGGCTCGAGCACGTGCTGCCCGCGAGCCTGATGAAGAAGCTGCAGGAGCTGCTCGCGGCGCTGGCGAAGGCGAAGCCGTCCAAGAGCACGCTCGGGAGCGTGGTGGTCGGCAGCCCGCTGTCGGCGCTGCTGCGGGCCGCCGCGCCGGCCGCCGCGGCGAAGCCGGCCGCGACGACGGCGGCGGTCGCGGCGACGGCCGCCAGCACGGCGGCGGTCACCACCGCCGCGGCGACGACGGCCGCCAGCACCGCGAAGGCAACGGCCTCCAAGGTGGCCGCCGCGAACAAGGCGGCGGCGACCGCCGCCAAGACCAACGCGACCGAGCTCGCCAAGGTGCAGGCGGCCAACGCCGTGCGGCTGAAGACCGCCCAGGCGACCAACGCCGAGGAGCTGGCCAAGGTCACCGCCAGCAACGCGACCCGCGCCCAGAAAGCCGCCGCCGAGAACGCGGCGCAGGCCGCCGCGACCGCCGCCGCCAACGCCGCCCGGCTCGCGAAGGCGGCCAAGAGCAACGACACCATCCAGGCCAGGGCCGCGGCGCTGAACGCCCAGCACCTCGCCGACCAGGCCGCCGCCAACGCGGCGCGCGCCGCGAAGGCCGCCGGGATCAACGCCAAGGAGCTCGCCGAGGTGGAGGCGGGCAACGCCACCCGGCTCGCGAAGGCGAAGGCGACCGACGCGGCGAACCTGGCCAAGCAGGAGCAGGAGAACGCCGCCCGGCTCGCGAAGGAGGTCGCCCAGTACGGCACGGCCGCGTCGATCCAGGCGGCGGCGGCCGCGACCGCGACGGCGACCGCGACGGCGGCCGCGACCAAGAAGGCCCTTGCCCGCTCCACGGCCGGAAGCGTGATCATCCGCGCCCCCGAGCTCGGCCCGGGCGGGCTCGCCGCCGCGGTGAAGGCAGCGCCGGTAACGAAGGCGGCGGTCACCGCGAGCGCCAAGTCGGCGGCCGCGCTGCACGCCGCGCACGTCGCGCACGTCGCCCACGATGCGCACCTGTACGCGCTGGCGCACCCCGCGCCCGCGCCCTCGGCGGCCGTGCACGCGACCTACACCTCGGCGCTGCACGAGGTGACCTCCCGGACCGCTGCGACGCCGATGACGGAGCACGAGCTGCAGGAGCAGCAGCTCGCCCAGCGGATGGCCAAGTACGGCACCGTGACCATCAACGTGTACCCGCAGAAGGGCCAGAGCGAGGCCGCGATCGCCGCGTCGGTCTCCTCGCACATCATGTGGTCGGTCCAGGGAGGCGCACGATGAGCATCAGCAGCCCGCCGGTCACCTGGGACGGCCTCGCGCTCAACCCGCTCGCGACCCGCGCCGACGGCGTGCTGCCGGTCGTGGAGAACGTGACCGGCTGGTACGACACGCCCGACTACAACGGCAACGACACGCCGTGGGTGCTGGCGGACGGCGCGGCCACCGGGCCGAAGACCGCCAACCCGCGCAACATCGTGATCAGCGGGTCGGTCATCGGGCCGCCCGGCGAGCTGGCCACGTTCCGCGACCTGCTCGTGGTGCGCGCCGCCGCCCGGTCCGCCGCCAGCCTGAGCATCACCGACGCGGCCGGCCGGCTGATGACCGCGAGCGTCCGCTGCGACAGCGACGGCCTCAAGCACACGTTCCTGGCCCCCGACCTGTTCAGCTACCAGGCGACGCTCACCGCGAACGACCCGCGCCTGTACGGCACCGCGATCACCGTCGTGCTGTCGAACTTCGCGCCCGGGCTGACCGGCTGGACCTACCCGGGCGGCAACCCGCGCGCCTACAAGCGCCAGTACGCGGCGACGGTCCTGCCCAACCAGGCGGTCCTCGGCAACGCGGGCAACGTCGGCGCGCCGGTCACCGCGACCTACCTCGGCGACCTCGGCGCGTCCCGCCTCGTGGACGACTCGACCGGGAACACGATCTACCTCGCGCCGGTCGCGATCGGCGCGACGGTCACGCTCGACACCGAGACGCTGACCGCGTCCGCGCCCGGCGGCGCGAGCCGCGCGAGCCTCGTGCTGCCCGGATCGGTTCCGCTGCTGGTGCCGCCGCTGTCGTCGGCGTCCTGGTCGCTGTACGCCACCGGGTCGGGGTCGGTCTCGCTCACCTGGTCGCCCGCATGGCACTGACCCAGCCGGCGGCGCTGCCGGGCGAGTGGACATTCTGGTGCGACACCATCATCGGAGGGATTCCGCTCGGCCCGGTCACCGCGACCGCGTTCACCGCGCAGTGCCTCCTGTCGGGGTTCGGCACCGGCTCGGTTACCCTGCCGTCCGGTTCCCCGGCGCTGCCGCCCGACACCCTGCTCGCGCTGTGGACGTGGCGGCTGTGGGCGTTCTACGAGGGGCTGCCGGTCTGGGGCGGGGTGCCGAACGGCATCGTGGACCAGGCCGCGGGCGTGGTCACGCTGACCTTGACCGAGCTGCCCGGCTACCTGTCCAAGCGGGTCATCGACACCGTGGGCGGGCTGTCCTACACCCAGGCCGAGCAGGTCGACATCATGGCGGACCTCGCCGCGCCGCTCGCCGACGTGGGCGTGCAGGTGATCGCCGACCCCGGCGCCGGGTACCTGCGCGACGCCGCGTTCGATTACCTGAGCAGCACCGCCCGCGACCAGCTCCTGGTGACGTTCAGCCAGCAGCTAAGCGCACCGGAGTTCCGCACTGAGTACGCCATGGTCGGCGGCCGCCCGGTGTGCACGCTGCGGATCGCCTACCCGCGCGTCGGGTCGGACACCGGGCTCGGGCTGACCGTGCCGGGTAACGCGACCGCCTACCAGGGCACCTGGGACAGTGACCGGCTGCGCACCCGCACCTACGCGACTGGGGCAGTGCCCGCCGGCGCGGCGGACGGCACCCCCGCGCCCGTCGTGATCGTCGACCAGCCGCAGCCGGGCCGCCCGCGCCTCGACGCGGTGGACGACTACCAGGACACGTCCCTCATCGCGACGCTGACCTCACGGGCCAACACCGCCGCCGCCCAGTACGCCAGCCCGGCCGTCAGCCTGACCGGCACCATCCCCGCGAGCCGGCCGGCGGCCGGCACCTACCTGGCCGGCGACGACGTGACGGTGAACGTTACCGACCCGGTGCTGCCCGGCGGGCTGGTCACCACCGGCCGGATCATCGAGATCGACTACGACGCGGCCGCCGGGACGGCCGCGCTGACCGCCGCCACCATGTCACCGCCGCCCAGGCCGCGCGACACGCTCGCCGCCCGGCTGTGGGACGGCAATGTCGTCATGGCGGCGCTGAGCCACCGGAACCTCGCGCCCGTGGCACCGCAGAACACCGACAAGCCGGGAGGCACCTAGTGACAACGCCGAGCGGGCTCCTCGCGTGGGGCCAGGCCGGGCAGTACAACGCCGTCGATGACCGGGAGGTCATCACCGCGCTGGCCAACACCAGGAACGGGATCGTCAAGGCGGCCGCGCTGTCGGCGGGGGCCGGGCTGATCGTCAACATCGCGGGCGGCTGGCTGGCTGTCGCGAACTGCGGCGACGGCACCAGCTCGGTCATCGGCAGCCGCACCAGCCTCGCGGTGACGGTGCCCGCCGGGCCGGCCACGGGCACGCTCACCTCCTACATCTGGGCGGACGTGAGCCCCGACGCGGCGACGTTCACCGTCAACGTGATCACCCCCGCGCAGGCGTCCGGGCGCAGCGGCGTCCAAATCGGCACGGTCGTCGCGGGCGCGGGGCAGAACCTCGCCTCGCAGATGGCGCTCACCGCGGCGGCACCGAGCTTCGGCACCGTCGACGGGCTTCAGGTCTCGACCGTCGAGACCGGGGGAACCGCCTACCTCAGCGCGACCAAGGCGGGGGCGCTCTACGTCTCGTCGCTGACCCCCGGATCGCTGTCGGCGGGCACGCTGGTCGAGTCGCTGCAGGACGGCACCCACCGGACCGCCGCCGGGTCGAGTGACCAGGTGTCGATCACGCCGCACTGGACGATCCCGCTCGGCGACATCGTGGCCTGGTCGCACTACAAGCTGCACGTCAGCGGGCAGGCGAAGGCGCCTAACCCGGCGGCCGGGTTCTGGTTCGACGTGAACTTCGAGGGCGTCGGCTACGCGCGGGTAACCTTCGCGTCCGGGGTGCTGGCGGCCGGGACCGCGTTCTCCTACTGGATCGACGCGCACGCGCAGGTCGACCGGTACGCCGGGAACATCTACCTCGCGATGAAGTGCGACATCACCGCCGTCACCGGGACCACCTTCACCGGCGTCTCCACCGAGCCGAACCTGTCGATGCCGACCGCCGCCGGGTACATGGGGATCCGCACCAACCTCGGGCAGCTCACCGGGGGATCGTGCGACTCCTGGTCATCAGTTTTCCAGCGGTTCGGCGGGCAGGACCCCACCGGCCAGATCACGCCGTAGCGTTAGCAGCGAACCGGCCAACTAGGGAGGAACGACCCATGAGCGACGACAAGCCGACCGCCGACGACATCGACCCGATGCCCTACCCTGAGCCGCCCGTGGAGCGCCAGCGCGAGAACTGGGCGTTCCCCGGCTGGAAGCCCGAACGGCAGGAGGACGGCGAATGAGCCTCAAGCGGGTATGGATCGGCAGCCCGAACTACTCCAGCCGCGGCGGCTCGTCCGTCCGCCTGATCGTGCTGCACACGTCCGAGGGCGCGCAGACCTACCAGAGCCTCGGTTCCTACTTCCAGGGC